AACATCAGAACCTTCGCTGTTGTCAATGATAAACATGTCTTCTCTAAAATATCTTTGGAACTTTCCAATATTATTTTGTACTTGGCTCCACATGTTGGACACAATCTCTGCTGGCAAAGTGCGGGCTCTAAGTTTATTACGCTGTTGTGCAGTTTCTAAGTCAGTGTTAACGAATACCATTGCAGTTTCGTAACCTAACTGACGGAGTTTTTCACTCATCTTTACGATTTTTTCGTAGTCTTTGCCAGTACCATCCATTACTAATCCAAGTCTACCTGTATCAGTATAGATTTCCTGTCTTTTTCTAGTAATATTTTTAGCTTTATCTCTTACGTCCTGCCCTTGTGGACTATAGATAGTTTCTGGGTCTGGTCTCATACCCATTTTTGCTAGCATCTGTTCAAATGCTGTATCGCTGTTAACGATTTTAAATCCCATGCCTTCGAAACCGCTATTTTTTACAACAAAACTTTTTCCACTACCAGGACCGCCAGCAGTGAATATTGCTTTAAAAATAGCGGGGTCGTTAGGACCCTCGCTAATAGTTGTTGTTATGATTTCGTTTACTAACATGCATTTATTTATGCTAGTCCCAACGATAAAAGATATGGCTTCCTATTCTACCAATATGACTCATACTACTGTCTTTGGACCAATAAGGATTCACATAATTAGCATGATAGTGTGTTGCACCTTCAGTGATACCACGGTGCTTGTTTGCAAATAGAATACTACCTGCTATATATTGTGCATTAGCCCAGCCTGTTTCGTTACCTGGATTATCTGGTTTCCCATCACAGTACCAACTAAATTGGCAAGCATCTCGAACCATTACCATACGTTCAGGATCTTTCCAACTGGGTTTTTTCTTTCCTTGATATACTACATCACAGATAGTGTTTGGGTATCTTGCATCACGCACTCTGTTTAACACAACATCTGCAACTGCGTATTGTCCTGCCATGTTATCGCTTCGTGATTCGTAATACACATTTAGTGCTAAACAATGTGCTTGTGGACTGTCGATTAAATTAGGATAGATTGTAGGTGTTTGTTCATTTTCAATTACACTTTCGACAAGTGCTTGGACTACTTCAGGTGTAACAATTGCTGTTTCACCTTTTGCCGCTGTTGCTGAATATGAATAAGAGATGAGCCCAATGGCTACTACTCCGTTCAATGTCATACTTAATGCGGACGTAACAAATTTTAACATACTCTGCCTCTTTGGTTATGTTATTTACAGTTCGCCAAGACTTAGTTGCTCTCTGATTTTACCATTTTCGTCAACCAGCTGAACACGACCGTCTTTGATTTTACCACGTTGCATCAAGTAATTTTTTTGTTTGATTTGACTGTTCATGTGTTTGACTGCTTGTCGTTTGTCACTGAACAAATCATAGTTTTTTGTTTTGATGCCGCCGTGGGTATTATAAAATACAGTTTCAACTTCGTAGGTACTCATTGTATTACGCTCCTTTGCATACAATATAGTACACCCTGTGTTATATGTCAAGTTCAAACTGATAGTCCGGAGCTTGTTTTTCAAACTCTTCAACGATTGCTTTCTTTGTTGCAATCATATTTTCTAGCGAATATAATGCCATTCGCTTTTCATCACTTGCGCCTTCTTGAAATGCAATGACTGCACTTTCGAGTGTTTCGATATCTTGAAGTTCTTGTACCATATTTGGTCTCCTAGTCTAAATCACACTGCCAATAAGAACCATCATACTCAGCACGTAATGCGCCAAGTGGATAATCCTTATGCTCAAACAGTATATAAGGTTTTCCATAAAAGTCAATCTTTTGCGTTACAACATTGACTTCGCTAAAGTCTATAGTACGCTCGCCGGGTACAGCTGAATTAAAAATACGTATCAAACCATTGCTCCTTCAATTTCTTCAGCTGCTTGATCAAACCAAGCAGTGTATTGCTCTCCATCAAGAACAACACTCCATGTCATATACATGTCACTATCAACAAAACTCCAGTTGATACTTCCGTCTTTATTAAGGTTATCTGTCATGTCAACAGCTTCTGTCATATCTGCTTTGAAACGTTTGTACATCTCATCTTGCTCTTTAAGACCATTGTACAAATCTTCAGGAATAACACTGTAACCTAATTTACGGTTATAAGCGATATAATCATTATATGTGTTGTGTGCAGTTGCTAACATGTTATTACCTCTTTTGTTTAACTTATACATACATGATAACACCAAGATGTCTTATTGTCAAGAAAAAAGTGCAGAAAAGAATCCTGCACTTTCAATGACTTATAATTTTTTTACAGATCGATGTCTGGGTATTTTTCTTTTAGTTTGGCACGATCGTATGCACTACTGATCATAATAAACAAACTACCTAGCACCACGTAACTAATCATACCAGCATAAAAGCCGTTATCGTCTTTCCAACCTATTGCAAACATCCAAAATGCAATACAGGATACTAACCCTGTAGCACTAATTGCAATTATCTTTGCGGCACTGATTGCCATTTTTACAGCCTCGATTGCTGTAGTTTTGTAAAGTGTTTTACTCATTTCAGGTTCCTTTCATAGAGTAATTGGACTTAGTGTCCGGTTTGTTCCTCCCAAATTCGCCCGTATTATACTGCCTCGAAGCCGCACATTGCGACCTTATATTTTTTATTGCCAATCAACATTTGGTCTCCCATTGATGTTGACCGGAGACCCAATCCACCTTCGTGCAATGGTGCCATTACTGTTACATTAGGATTGTAGTCACCGTTTGTTTCTCCGTTTGAGAACGTTTCTTCTTTGATTGACCATGAACCCATTACGTTGTTAGTCCAACGATATGCATACTCAAGTGCATCGTTAGTTTCAGTTCCATCCGGAACATCAACAAATGCTACTGTGTTAGGTGCATCTTCGAACGCTGTGTGTATAACTGCTACTTGCATATTCATCTCCGTTTTATCTAACTTACATATACATATTACACTCAAGACGTCTTACTGTCAACCTTTTTCTGCATCTTTATTCAAAAAGTTTTGGATCATATTCAACTGTAACAGTTGTATTTTCTGTATCGTTCCACATCTTAATATCTTGCATTAGTTTGTCCAATGATTCATCGGTCCAGTTGTGTTCTACATCAACCTCTGCGTCAATAAACCCTTGGAAATTTTTCCAAGCATAATAGTTTTGTACTTCTACGTAATCACAAGGATCGTATCCTTCACTGATAATATCTTTAATTAATACAGTGTCTTTGAATCCGCTTTTACGTTTTGCACGTTCGACATTAAAGTCGATTATATCCGCCATTAATCACACTCCGGAAACTTGTGTCTTACTATTTGTTCAATTGGTTTAAAATTTCCATTCATATTTTCTGCAATATAAATTTTAGGTTCTTCTGTTCCCCAACGGAAAATAGCACCCTTAGCCATGTTAAATATTTCACGTTTATTGCTGTTTATAATGGTATCTTTTGGATCATCGTCTCCCACTTCATCCAAATATCTTAGTGCATAAGTCGCAATGTCTTCTACACTTAGTGGGACTTCTACTTTTGCGAGTATTCTTCTTCCATTGCCAGTGTCTTTTGACCTCATTTTTTTAGCCTCTCTTTGCCTATGTTAGTTCTGTTATGTGCCATGACATCTTTCCATTCATTCTTACTATAGTAAGAGTTTATGGCAAGACGACTTGATTGTCAAGAAAAAAGATGCAAAAAAGACAAATTAATTCTTGACAAAGTATTTATACTTCAACTTTGGTAAATCTTAGCTTCCAATTAACAGTTTTACCTGCTGTACCTTTTACTCTAATACTGAAACTACCGCCTACCACTTCTGCTGTAACGTTCCATCCTGAATAACTCAGTGTCCAGTTTGTCGAATCTTGGTCAGGAGGCAAATTACTGCTAAGAGCTCCTCCTGTAATATTGTTGTTGGCTGTGTATACATTTAGATCATATTCAACTACATCGCTTGAATTGTAACTTGCCATTGGATCCCAAGGTGTTTGTGCCAAGTCTGCTGTTCCTGAACGTACATAATCTACTTTATTATTAGTGCCAACTATTGATTGTGATCCAGCAACATTTGTTACCACACCTTCAACTTTAAATGCTTGTTTTTCTCCGCTAGTAGCAACACCAATTGCACGTAAATCAAAGAACCAAGTTTTGCCATTTGCTGGAGAAATAGTACCGCCATGAAAATTAACAGCAACCGCAGTACCGTCTGTTGTCTGCACAGCATCACTTTTGCGTACATCAGGATCTCCGCTTAGATCAACTGTGTCTGTATTTTGTGTAATTGTTACACTACTATCTGTGCTAGTGAGTGTTCTGAATGCAAAGTTATTTGCATTTCTTGTTTTGAATACTTGGCCACCACTGCCCACATTACTTGATGTTATTGTATCAGTTACTTGTATTTCTGTGCCACTGCTAGTAAGTGCAATACCTCCAGCTGACGTAATTGTTCTAAACTGTAGTTCTGTACCGTTAAGTTGTTTGAATACTTGTTGTCCACTGCCTAAGTTAAGTGCAGTTTGTACACTAAAGTTTATTGAATTAGGACCAATTACTTTCCAACTACCTGTGTCACCAAAGTAACCTTCAATAACATGTGTGTCAGTGTTATAGCGTATCTCACCTACTTCAGTATTAGGTCGCTGACTAGTAGACCCTGCTGGAATCTTAATAGCTTCTGTGCCTGGAAATCTTGTGTTTGGTTGTAGATCAATTTGAATATCACCACCTGCGCCGTCACCATTTGTAACTTGTATTTGACCAGCGCCGCCAACAACACTTCTAGCTCTACTAACACCTGCATCTTTTACAACAAGTCCGTTTCCTGATTCTATATTTAGATTATTAAGAAAGTCAAACAGTGTACTTGTAGCTTGTTGGAAATCATTAATAGTTCCTGTACTGAATTGATTTGTATCTTTTCTAGTGAATATAGTTAATATATCACTGCGTACTACAATATCATTTGTGGCAGCATTTACACTAAGCATTGCACTTTCACTGCCTACAACAAATAGCGTATTTCCGCTGTTGTTAAAATTATTGATTACAGTTGTATCACTTGCCCCTCCGCTACTAGCAATATTACTAGTATCAGTTACAAGTCCACCTGCGTTGTAGCCAGGACTATTAGGTACAGTAGGTGTTGATCCATCACTGTTTGTTGTTTCTCTTTGTGCAAAGTTACTGGTATATCCAATAATATTTCCACAGTAATCGTATACAGGTGTTTGATTGTCTACAGTAGGATTTGGATTATCATCACGCTGTATAATTTCAAGTAAACTATCTTCAAGTAACAAGTGGAATATATTTGGATACTCAATCACTTCTCCTTGTAAAATACGGTCACCATTTGAATCATATTGATGTCCTGTGCCTGTAGTACTTGTGCCAGATCCTAAACTGTACTGTACAGGATATGCTCCTAATCTATCGTACAAACTTTTTAGTTGGCTTACCAGTCTAGCATTACCGCCAACACCACCTGTGTTTGCATTGTGTAATACACCAATTTGACTGTTGCATCCGCTATCCGGTGTTGCAAATTGACTACCGCCTTGTGCATAACTGCCGTTGATATTGTTTTCAAAGTTTATAAGATTAGTAATGCCACCTGTAACACTAGCAATGTCAGCTCTTAGACTGTCAATAACACTTTGTCCTAGATTTCCTGCATTGATGGCACCAATATTATTTGCAATAGTGCCAAGTATTCCGCCATTAAACACACTTGCATTGAAGCCACTTGGACCAATACATGCACATACATTCTCAGGAGCAATACCGCCGATTTGATCAATAATGTCTTTACCAGCACCAAGGAAACTACCCATAGCACGTTCTAGCATGTTTGGAATCGCAATTGGATTTACAGGTGTTGCACAGAAGTTGATTAAATTTGCAACGTTTTGTGCTTCTGCTAGTACACCATTTAAACGTCCTAGTACATTGTCTAGTTTGGTGTGATCCATAAACTGTTCAACACCGCCCATTAGATCTGTTAGAGCATCGTGTAATTCACTTTGTAATCCTGGTATACCCAGAAGTGAATTAATATTAGCATGCATACACAATTGTACGTTTGGTAGTTTAAGTCCGTTGCCACTAAGCATACCGCAAAGAAGTTCTCTGAGCGTGAAACTGTATTCAGCACTAGCAACAACTTTGAGTGAATCTGCTCCACTACCAATTGTACCACTGATATGATGTCGTGCATCTAAATATTCATTGAGGTCATTTAGACCATTTGGAAAATCTTTAAAACTCATCGTGGACCGCTCGCTGGATTATAGCCGCCTGCTCTAACATCAGGACTTGCACTGGTTGCGTTTGGCGCACAATGAGCGCCTCCGGGTTCAGGACAGAGATTGTCAGAACTTGCACTATCACCATTTATTATTACGGGAATACTGTTTGCTCTAACATGTCCTACAGTTACACTTGCTTTTAGATTACCGCCACCATGTGTGTTTGGATCATTGTCCACACTTATAGGTCTACCGTTTACACGAACGTCTGTTACTCGTGTGATTGTAGTTGCGCCGCAACTTCTAGTATCGCCTTGTCTGTGTACAAATGATGCCATACAACTATTTATAGTTGCAGTGAACTAGCCGGTGCAATGCCTGTTGTACTTTGCATGTATGCATCTCCTAAACCTTTGTTTGGTCTGTTTGTAGCAATTACATGCGTTTTGTGAATCTGAACTGGATCACTACTTGCTGTGTCTATACTCATAAGCCACGGAATAAGCATAGCTTGTCCGTTTTGTGGGTTAAGTGTAATTACACAAGGTTTTACAACTTTGATAGCATCTGCATCGCTACTGTCAAAACGTGCAACTAACTCCTCGCCTGTGCTTAACTTGATACTAACTGTATCACCTTTTTTATAATTGGATATCACCAACATCTATAATTTCTCCTATGAGTTTTTTAACTTGATTTGGATCCATACGAACAAGTGCTTGCCCGCCGCCAGAAACTAAGAGTTTTCCGTTATGATATATTTGAGGCATAGTTCTATGCCCTTCATTGATCAAAAACTCTCTAGCTTCTGTGTTGGTATCCACTCGTATTTCTTCGTATTGTATATTATTATTTTTCAAATAAGTTTTTGCCATGTCACAATAAGGACATAGGGGTTTACTGTAAAGTGTTATCAAAGTTTCATTCCTTGGAATGTGCTTCCATTCACATCCTGTTTTGTACCGCCAATAACATAACTACTGATTTCTGTTTCTTGTGGAGCCACTTGTACTTCTGCACCAGCAATCCATTTTTGTGTCCATGGTAAAGGATTACTTCCGCCTTTGTATGGGCTAGGTAGTCCTGCGGCTAACATACGTTTGTTAGCAGTCCACTCTACATATTCATGTAACAGTTGTGCATTTAGTCCAATCATTGAGCCATCTTTAAACAAATAGTCTGCCCATGCCTTTTCTTGGTCTACTGCATCTACAAATAGTTGTACCATTTCGTCCTGAGTTTCTTGTTGAATGCGAGCAAAGTCAGGATCGTCTTTGGGCATCAGTTTAAGTAACGTTTGGGTACTACCCAAGTGTACATTCTCATCTCTACAAATAAGTTTAATAATCTTAGCATTGCCTTCCATCTTTTTAAGTTCAGCAAATGCCCAGCTACATGCAAACGATACATAAAAGCGAACGCCTTCAAGAATGTTTACACTCATCATAGCTTTCCAGATTAGTTTTTTAAGTTCATATTTGTCTACTATAATTTTCTTACCATTAATTGTATGTGTACCTTCACCTAGTAGGTTGTACCACATACCCATTTCAATAAGATCATCATAGTGCTTACTAATGTCAGTTGCACAATCCATAATCTCTGCAATGTCCATCATTTCGTCAAACACGATACTCGGATTGCTATAGATGTTACGGATAATGTGTGTGTAACTGCGACTGTGGATAGTTTCATTGAACGTCCACGTTGTTACCCAGTTTTCAAGTTCAGGCAAACTTACTAGTGGATTAAAACTATCAGCAGGCGCACGACCTTGTACACTGTCCAATAAGATTTGTCTTTTGAGATTACTCGTAAAGATATGTTTCTCATGTTCAGTTAGTTGTTTAAAGTCTGCACTATCTTTTAGTACATCAACTTCTTCTGGACGCCAGAAGAATCCTAGTTGTTTGTCTGTTAATTTATCAAACTGTTTATATTTTAATGCATCATAACGTTGGATGTCGACGCCGCCATTAGGGTCTAAAAACATCAAACTTTCGAGATGCTTGTTTCGTTGTTTTTCATTTAATACGCTCATATTATTTCCTTAAATTGTGCAGCTGTCGCAGGCTTCGTCTTCTATTTGATATTCGTCTTGGATCTCTATATTAGCAGGTTCGTTGAGTTTGTCAATATCTATTTCGCCTTGACCATCATATGTATTGAAATAGTATAATTGCTTACCGCCGTATTTGTAAAAGATCATTAAATGTCTAAGCATTTCGCTCATGCTAATCTTTTCATCTTCATAGAACACAGGATTATAACTTGTGTTTACACTGATACCTTGATCAATATACTTTTGTAGTATAGCCATAATAGTCATATAGCCTTCTGGACTACGCTGATCCCATAACAGCTCATACTTGTTTTTAAGATGATGGATGCCAGGCACAACTTGTTTTAGTATGCCGTGTTTACTTTGTTTAACACTTACTAAACTACGTGGCGGCTCAATACCGTTTGTAGCATTTGAAATCTGTGCTGATGTTTCAGCAGGCATAAGAGCCATTAGTGTACTGTTACGAATACCTGTAGCTTTGAGTTGTTTTCTTAGCTCTCTCCAAGGCATACGCTCTTTGTGTGGTACTAGTTCATCTACATCTGTTTTGTATGTTTGGTTAGGTGTAATACCATCACTGTACTTTGTTTCATTGTTCCACAAGCATGCACCTTGCTCTACTGCTAGGTCTGCACTTGCTTTAATTAGATAGTAACTCCAAGCCTCGGCAAATGTATCGATCATTTCTAAGTCTGGATCGCTGTATGTCATGCCATTCTTAGCCATCCAATACGCAAGGTTAATAATACCTACACCCAATGGACGTCTACCTGCTGTAGCACGTTCTGCCGCTTTGACTGGATAGTTTTGATAGCTGAGTAGTGCATCAAGCCCACGTACTGCTAGCTCACATGGCTTTGCAAAGTCTTCTGGTTTTTTGATGTTACCCCAATTAATAGCACTTAGTGTACACAGTGCAATCTCACCTTCGTCATCGTTAAAATCAGTTAACGGTTTTGTAGGCAAATCGATCTCTGCACATAGGTTACTTTGTCTAATTGGTGCTAGATCTGGTTTAAAACTACCGTGTTCATTTGCATTATCTACATTCTGCAAGTAAATGCGTCCTGTGTTCTTACGCTCTTCCATAAACATACTGAATAACTCAGTTGCACCAATAGTTTTTTTGCGTAGTTTTGTATTACGTTCTGCACGTTCGTATAGTTCTCTAAACTTGTCTTGATCTGCAAAAAATGCTTCGTATAGACCTGGAACATCACTTGGGCTGAACAATGTAATTTGTCCGTTACTAATTAATCTTTCATAAAACAATTTATTAAATTGAACACCGTAGTCCATTTGACGCACACGATTCTCTTCTGTACCTTTGTTGTTTTTAAGTACTAGCAGATCTTCAACTTCATAGTGCCAAATTGGATAGTACAGTGTGGCGGCTCCGTTGCGCACACCTCCTTGACTACAGCTTCTTGT